ACTTCGCAGCCTGATTGGGGTGATGTATTCATTTATATTAAATCTAAGACTGCTATAGATGCTCATAGTATTAAGAATTATGTAGTTTCATATAGAGATGAATGTCATTTTCATGAAGAGATTTGTGAATGTTTCTATAAGAGATTGAAAGATGCTTTTGACCCTTCTGAGCTATTAGTAATGTGTTTATATGCTCGTAGAGGTGGTATTGATATTAACCCAGTAAGAGCTTCGAGTAAAGATCTTATTGAGAAGTATGCTGCTAATCTAATTGACCCAGAAGCAGTTCATATTAAAACCTCAAAGCAATGATAAATGAATATATAATGTGGGCAATAGTAGGTTGTGTTGTATGCTACACCACTTATATAGCTTTTTTCGATTAGACAAAAAAAGACCTGGCTCAGAAATGAACCAGGTCTTGAAGTGTTTATCTTATAACATCAAGATTAGCCGAAGTACACCGAGTTAGTACCAGGTGTGAATGCTGTCCCGAGATCTGTTACAATGATAACGTGGTAGTAGAGATTTGCTCCGAAGATATTGTCTACGACACCATAACGTGTAAGCAAGCCTACACGTGGCGCGAAGTCATTAGGACCAATTGTTCTCTGAACCATAACTGGAATGTATGGGCAGTAGATGATACCAGTGTCATAAAACTCTGGACCCTTGTAACCAAGCAATGCATATTCAGGTGCAGTCGCGTATCCAGCGCCATTGTTACTGTTTCCAATAGCTTGGCCTTCTGTGCGAGTGTCTCTGTATACATTGAAGCGACCACCAAGATTACCTACCTTAGCAACACCAACTGGTTGTGTATTAACATTACCTTGGACTGGTACCCACTGGAATTCAGGGAGCATTTCCAAGATAGCGCATACACGTGGTGTAGCTACGATGAAGTTAGCAGCTCCACGGCGATTTCTCACTGCGATTCTGTTAGCTTCTACGATTAATCTTTGATAGAAGTCGCGGTTGCGTTCTACTAACCAACGGCCATCTGCAGAAGCAGGGCTCCATGTGGAGAATCCTGTTCCTGGTCCGCCATTGAGAGAGACTTGAATCATTCTCATAAGCATTTCACGGTCGATTTCAGCCTGAATTTCATACGACATAGCGTTTGTCAATTCAGTATCGATATCGATACCATTCATGTTTTTGAGATCTTGTTCAAGCTCAACCGACCAGCGAGCGCCTAAGCGTCTAGTACCAGCTTCAACAGCAGTCTTCTCGAAAGAGACTTCCATTGTAGGAATGTTACCTGTGACTTCGAAGTTCTTAAGAAGAGCTGCGACACCACGATCACGTTCACTAACGGTAAATGCAGAATTCCCAGAAAGGAACGAAGCAGATGAACCGGTATACTGGGTGTTTAGTTCTTGATAACCAGCTTCACCAGAAAGAGAAGCTAAATTGCCAAGTCCACCACCAGCGCCACCAGTGCTACCGCCTTTACCATCGATACCTTGGCCAAGTGTTTCACCACTGTAGCGATAACGAAGAGCAAATGCAAGTCCAACTGGACCAGCCATTGGTTGAACACCAACGATTTCATTTGTAATTAACTCGGGAAAAGTACGACGAATCATTGGGATAAGAATCTTTGGTAGACGATAGTCACCGGATGCATAATCATCAGCACCGGGTGTACCAGAAGGTCTGGTGCGACCATTTGTACCGAAGTCATTACCTAAAGAACCACCATTACCAGCTGTGTTACCGGTAGTAGGAGCGTAATTAGGTCCTGCTTCTTGAATACACCATGCTTCTTGATTTTCAAGTAGCATAGCAGTATTTAAACGAGTGTGACTATCTTCAATTACTGCAACGCTCTTCGAAGAGTAGTCCAAAACTGGAGCCCACTTTTCAAGTAATTGTGCAGCACGATTCTCATCGATATAAGCCTGTGTAGGTCTTATTGAATTCATAATTGTATTTTTCCTTTATATTCGACCCCAAGGTTTAAAAAACCAGGAAACTCAGGAATACCTAAACAATATAGGAAATTCTAGTACTTAGATAATTCGTCCATATAAGGGCTACTTACGCTTTCACTAACAATCTCTTGTGTAGTGTCTTCGTAAATGACTCTATCGACGTCATCTCTGGTACTTAAAGCTTCTTCTCTCAAAGACTCGAGCCTATTGCTTTCTTTCTTCTTAAAGAGCTTCAATGTATAATCAAAGTTTTCAGTAATGAACTCAGCGCCCTTACCTTCCATAACCTTAAATATAAATTTCTTTGCTCTCTTATCAAGATTAGCTGTTTTATTTTCTAAAACTAAACCAGCTTTTGCTGTATCTAATTCTTCTTTCAAAACTGCATTTTCTTCTGCAACAGACTCAAGCTTCTTAGAAGCTTCATTAATTTGATTGTGACCGTCCATTACGGCCTCTTTAATGCTTTCTTTTTCCAAAGCACTATCAACTGCTAGATGACTTCTTAGGCCTTCTAAAATTTTCTTAGCCTTAGTGTTCTTTACTGCTTCTTGAACACTTTCAACTGGAATTTTTTCTTCTAAATAAACATCTAAGTAATCAGAAATGCTTTCGATTAGTTGACCTTGAAAACCTTCTGCTTCACCATTTAAAGCACTTTCATACTTTTCAACGACCATCTTTAACTTCGTAGCTCTGTCAGCGTCAATCGCTTGGACTACATTTTTCAGCTTAGATGAATGATCTTCGTCAATCTTTTGTACAAGTTCACCTAACTTTTCAGCATATAATTCATCTTGATCGTTAAGAGCTTGCTCGACATGAATTTCAACCTTGTCGTTAATCTTTTGCTCAAAGACGTTTTCAATTTCTGATAACACTTCGTCATTAAGTGCACCGTTAGTAGCTTCTGATAAAATTTGTTTAATGTCCATAATTAGAATATATTTATATTATTATTTAATATCTTTTGTTCCATTTTCTTGTTAATAGTGTTAGATAAATCTGAACTAGCTTTTTTATAATTACGATTCATTACATTACTAATAAATTTTTTTAAATTTGTTTTAACTTCTTTCATATTATTAAAGGGTCCTTAGAAATTTGATGATATTATCTTTTAAAAATTGATCTTTACTTTTTAAAGGCATATTAGAAATATTTTTTTCAAATGTATCATAAGATTCTTCGAACTGTCCATATTTATTTACTACGTACTGCTTGCTTTCCAAGATACCATTTACAAAAGCTTTTGGAAAAGATGGATCTGCAACACAATCAATAGCTACTAATTTAAAATCTTTAACTCTATTAACACCATCTGAACCAGATTCAGGTATAAGTTGACCTAAAGCTCTTGAACTCATACCAACTCTTACACCATCATTAATAAGACTTCTAACAATTAACCCTGTTGGTGTAGATAATACTTTACTCTTACCGTAGAATACATTACCGTCTTGAGACATTTCAGTTACTAAATGGCAAGCTCTTTCAAGATCAACATCGGCTGTAGTAGGATGATTTAATTCACCCATTGCTCTTCCAGTTTTAACCATTAAATTTTCATAACGCTTAGTTTCACGTTGCATTTCATCTAATGGATAAATTCTTTTATTACGATTAACGCCTTCAGCCATCATGTACGGCCCTTTAATAAAGAAGTTTTGCTTATCTTTAGAATTACCTTCTTCGACGATATATTCAAACTCCTCTTTAGGAGCTGGTGTTTCCACTATTAAATTCAAACCCATATTATTATTTATACTCTTTCAATAACTTTTAAAGAGTAAGTTAAGAGTCTTTGATTTGTAAGTTGGCTATAGATTTAAAATCACCATCTTCGGACATTACCATATATCTTACTTTAAGGTAAATTACATCGGTACTAGTATTAGATGACATATTACTAAATCCTTTTAAACAGAGATCTCTATTACTAATAATTCTATTTTGTGTATCTGGTCCTTGATTTCTGGTGTATAACCAATCCCCATCAACAATAGCAGTAGGTCTTGGTAATGCAGTTATTCCACTAAAAACCCCAGTATTCCCGCTATTGGCAAATGTACCTATTCCAAAAGCGGTTGCACCAGCACCTGCAGGCCATGGTATCCTAGTACTACCACTTTGAGATTTATAAACTTGCATTGAGACAGGTACTATATATTTGTTGACACCCGGTGAAGTGACAAGTACTACAGGGTTTGAATATTTATTAACTAGACCTGCTCCTGATAAAGCAAAAGTATCAATCCTCATATCTTCTACTATCTTACCAGCGCTACCAACACCTAAACTAAATGTAGCGCCGTTTACTGAACCTTCTTTACCGAAGAAGTTACCAGCACCATAGGC